TCACGGATGCTGCTACGTCTGCGGAGGCGAAGGCGCCGACGAGCTGGAGCACATCATCCCCGTGAGCCAAGGCGGCGCACGGCGCGACCCCGCGAACCTCGGGGTGATCCACTCCGAGCCCTGCCACCGCGAAAAGAGCGCCCGGGAAGCAGCCGAAGGGGCACGCCGGGCGAAGACGAGCCGGGGGTAGGGGAGTCGAAATCGCGGCGCGAAACGCCAGGGAGACCGACGCGGCCAGTGACGCGCACGCATGCACAGATCGCCGGACAGGGGGTCAGCCATGGGGCGCACTCCTCAGCCGGCAGCACTGAAGCTGCTCAAGGGGCGGTCCGAAGGAACGGACACTGCTGGCCGGGTGGTGAACCCTGGTCCGGCGTTCAGGCGGGTGGCCCCTGATCCGCCGGAGTGGCTGAGCGAGGAGGCGGCGGCGGAGTGGCAGCGCGTGACGCCCGGATTGGTGCGGTTGGAGATTCTGAAGCCTGAGGATCGCGCTGCGCTTGCGAGCTACTGCGAGGCGTGGGCCGTGTTCCGTGGGGCGACGGAGACGGTGCAGCGCGAGGGGCTGACGATCGAGGCGAAGCAGGGAACGCTTGCGCATCCGGCGGTCGCTATCGCGCGTAACGCGGGCCGTGAGGTCCGGGCGTGGGCGGCGCACTTTGGTCTGACGCCGTCGACGGAACAGGCCCTGGCGAAGGGGCCGGACGATGTCGAGGACGACAACCCGTTCGCGTAGGAAGGCCGCCGGAGACCCAGCCGCACCGGTGCCTGGAGCCTTTCTGGAAGATGAGCAGCTTGCGCAGCTCAAGCTCAGCGCTGAGGTCGGCTGGTACTTGGTCGAGCGGGGCATCCCGCTGCCGGACTGCCCGCCGCTGATTAAGACTCCCGAGCCGCGCGATGAGCCGGGGGCCCGGTTCGACCCGGAGCGGGTGGACAAGGTTGTTCGCGCGTTCGGGAAGCTACGGCACACGAAAGGGCAGTGGGCGGGTCAGCCCCTGCGGCCGGATCCGTGGCAGATTGCGTACATCCTGGCGCCCACATTCGGGTGGGTGCACTGGGACGAGGACGCCGACCAGTACGTGCGGATCGTAAACGAACTGTACGTGGACGTGCCGCGGAAGAACGGTAAGAGCACGCTGTGTGGTGGCATCGCCATCTACATGACGTGCGCCGATGGCGAGGCCGGCGCTGAGGTGCTGGCGGCGGCGACAACCAAGGATCAGGCCCGGTTCGTGTTCGATCCGGTGCGGAAGCTGGCTGAGGCGGCTCCGGCCCTGAAGGGGCATGTGCAGCCTCTGAAGAATAAGATCATTCACACCCGGTCGGGGTCCTACTTCCAGCCGATCGCCAACGTGGCGGACGCTCAGCACGGCGCTAACCTGCACTGTTACATCTGCGATGAGCTGCACATCCACAAGACACCGGACATGATCGAGACGCTGGAGACGGGCACCGGGTCCCGACGTCAGCCGCTCGGAGTGATCATCACGACGGCGGATACCGGAAAGCGTGAGACGCCCTACGACAACAAGCGTCGGCGGATCGAGCAACTGGCCCGTGGCGTGCTGCATGATCCGTCGGTCTACGGCGTGATCTGGGCTGCGGAAAAGACCGATGATCCGCATGCGGAGGCCACGTGGCGGAAGGCCAATCCTGGCTTCGGCGTGAGTCCGACGCGAGCGTATCTGGCGAAAGCCTCGCGCAAGGCGAAGGACTCGCCGGCGGACCTGACCTCCTATCTGCGGCTGCACCTGGGTATTCGGACGCGGCAGGACACCAAGTTTCTTGCACTCACCCCGTGGGACCGGAACGCCGCGCTGGTCGACGAGCAGGCGCTCGCAGGCCGTGACACCTGGGGCGGGCTGGACTTGGCGTCGTCGTCCGACCTCTGTGCGCTGTGCTGGTTGTTCCCGGACGACGACACGAGCACGCTGGACGCGCTGTGGCGGTTCTGGACGCCCGAGGAGAATCTGCGTTCGCTGGACAAGCGGACGGCGGGTGCGGCGAGCAGGTGGGTGCGTGAGGGCTGGCTAACGGCGACGCCGGGCAACGTGGCGGACTACGACTTCATCAAGGAGCAGATCCGCCGCGACCGGGACGCCTTCAAGGTCCGCTCGATCGGCTACGACCCGTGGAACGCCTCGCAGCTCACCAACGATCTGATCAGTGAGCGGGCGCCGATGGTGAAGGTCCGTCAGGGCTTCGCGACGATGAGCCCGGTCCTGAAGGAAATCCAGCGGCTCGTGCTGCAGGGCACGCCGCAGGCGCCGGCGCTGCGGCACGGCGGGCATCCGGTGGTGCGCTGGTGCGTCGACAACCTGGCTGTGGTGATGGATCCGGCGGGGAACGTCAAGCCGGACAAGGCGAACTCCGGCGACAAGATCGACGGTGTGAGCGCGCTGGCGACGGCGATGGCGGAGATCGTGGCGAGGCCGCCGCGGCGCAAGTCCCGCTACGCCGACGAGGACGAAATCATGGTCGTGTAGCGGCCGGGCAGGAGGCCGCATGTTCCCCTGGCGTCGCACGGTGGTCCGTAAGCGGGTCGTGGTCAACCTGCCGGACAAGGCGTTCGCCGGGATCCTGTGGGCGAAGCGGGGCCCGCTGCTGGTGCTGCGGGACGCCACGCTGATGCACCCGGGCGCCGCGGAGGTGCCGGTGGACGGCGAGGTCGTCATCGAGCGCACCCGGGTCGAGTTCCTTCAGGTGCTGGCGGGCGGTGGCTGATGGCGTTCGTGGTCTCGTCCGGCCAGCTCGCCATCACAGGCGCCGGGGTGTCTCCGCTGACGTCGGCGATGCCGATCCCGGCGGCTCCGTGGGAGTACGAGGCGATCTGGCGCACCCAGCCGCAGGTCCGCACGGTCATCAGCTTCCTGGCCAGGAACATCGCGCAACTCGGCATCCATACGTTCCGCCGCCTCAGTGACACCGACAGGGAGCGCCTTACGGATCACCCGCTGGCGGAGTTGCTGGCGGAGCCGATGCCACGGATGACGCAGTACCGGTTCGTGGAGCGCATGGTGTCGGACTACGCGCTGTACGACAACGCCTACGGGATCAAGCTGCGGCTGGATGGCCGGCTGCGGATCCTGCCGGTGCCTCCGACGCTGATCCGTCCGGCGGAGGGCAACTGGATCGCGCCCAAGTACTACCAGACGGCCGGAGGCCGCGATTTCGCCCCGGATGAGGTCGTGCATATCCACGGCTACACGCCGGAGGCCCTGACGCACGGCACGTCTCCGATCGAGTCACTGCGGGACCTCCTGTTGGAGGCTGGCGAGGCCGCCCAGCATCGTGCGTCGATGTGGCGCAGTGGGGCACGGCTGACGGGTGTGCTGGTGCGGCCGGCGGATGCCCCGGATTGGGGCAAGGAGGAGAAGCGCCGGTTCCGGGAGATGTGGCGGGGCTTCGCAGCGGGCGGCGGCGCGGAGGGCGGGACGCCGATCCTTGAGGACGGCATGGACTACAAGCCGGTCGGCTTCAACCCACAGCAGGCGCAGTACATCGAGGCCAGGAAGCTGACGAGGGAGGAAGTGTCGGCGGCGTACTTCATTCCGCCGCCGCTGATCGGCATCCTCGACCACGCCACCTACTCCAACATCAAAGAGCAGCACTCCCACCTGTACCAGGACACGCTCGGCCCGTACCTGACGATGTTCGCGCAGGAGATCCAGGCGCAGGTGCTGCCGGACCTGCCCGACAACCGGGGCGTGTACTGCGAGTTCAACATCGCGGAGAAGATGCGCGGGTCCTTCGAGGAGCAGGCCGCCGCAGCGTCGACCGCTACGGGCGGGCCGTGGATGACCCGCAACGAGCAGCGGGCCCGCTTCAACCTCCCGGCGGTCGAGGGCGGCGACGACCTGATCACCCCGATGAACGTCACCGAGGGCGGGCTCGCCAGCCCGCGGGATACGGCGCCGGAGCCTGATGCGCTCCCAAAAGCCTCCGCCCGGCCGGCGCTGACCAAGGCCGGGCAGGACGCACCGGAGGCCGAGGAGCGGCTGCGTGAGGACTTCGCCGAGGCGCTGACTGAGGCGACGCAGGCGGCGGCCGATGCCCTGACGGCTGCGGCACCCGGAACGCCCGCGGCGGTGCGGTCGTGGTGGTCGTCGACCCGCGCGGCCCGCCTGGCGCGGCTGTCCGCGGTGATGAGCGAGTACCTGCCGCTCCTTGGCCGGGCGGGCGCGGAGGCGGTGCTGAAGGAGTTCAACCCGTCGGCCGACGGCTGGTCGGTCCAGGTGATGGAGCCGTGGCTCCTAGCCGCGGCACTGCATCATGCCGAACTGCACGATGGCGCCGGCGAGACGGCCGCTGTGGCTGCGGTGGAGGAGCCGCCGGAGGGCGGGGTCGCGGTCGCCCTGGCCGCCGCCGCGGCTGTCTGGCTGGCCGCTGCGCTGGTGCGCTCGGAGACGGCAGGGACGGAAGCGCTGTCCTTCGGCGCCCACGACGCCGCGGAGGCATCGGGCCTGGCACGCAAGACGTGGCAGACCGCGAGCACCCACCCGCGCGCCCAGCATGTGGCGATGAACGGCCAGACAGTCGGCCTGGACGAGGTGTTCTCCAACGGCCTGCGCTGGCCCGGTGACAGCCGCGGGGACGCGGCGCAGACGGCGAACTGCCGCTGCCGGATGACCTTCACGAGGGAGTGAGATGCGTATCAAGAGCTGCCCCGTGCAGATCAAGGCCGCGGGCGAGCATGAGGGCACCGAGGACGGCGTGTTCGAGGCGATCGTCGCCGCGTACAACGTCGACTCCGTCGGCGACAAGATCACCCCGGGTGCGTTCGCGGACACCCTCACGCAGTGGAAGGCGTCCGGGAACCCGATCCCGGTGCTGTGGTCGCACATGTCGGCCGATCCCGACTACCACATCGGTGAGGTGCTGGAGGCGGAGGAGCGGCCGGAGGGCCTGTGGGTCAAGGCCCGCCTCGACCTCGATGAGGGCTCGAAGGCGCGGCAGGTGTACCGGCTGCTCAAGGGTCGCCGGGTGACCCAGTTCAGCTTCGCCTACGACATCGAGGAGGGTGGCTGGGTGGAGCGCAAGGACGCCCCCGGCTACTACGAGCTGCGCAAGCTCTCCCTCTATGAGGTGGGGCCCACGCTGATCGGCGCCAATCAAGCGACGGAATTGCTGGACGTCAAGAGCGCCGTCACCCTCGAAGCGTCGTTCCCGGACCTGTCGAAGGTCCAGGAGGCCCTCGAGGGCCTGAAGGCCGGCAGGACGCTGTCGGCTCAGAACGAGCAGCGGGTGCGCGACATCGCACGCCTGTCGCAGGAGCTGCTGGACTCCCTCCCTTCCAGCGACAACACATCGCAGGACGCCGAGAAGGCCACGCCTGCCCCGCCCGCTGCCGCCTCGCCACAGGAGACCCCTGCGGCCAAGGCCGAGCAGCCCGCCGGGCCGAGCCCCGCCTCGCTCCGTCTGCACACCGACCTCGCCGCACTGGCGGCCGAAGTCTTTACGCTCACGGACTGAGGACCCACATGGACAAGATCCAGGAGCTGAAGGAACAGCTCAAGCACCACCTGCAGGCGGCGCAGGCCGTCGCCGCGAAGGCCGACGACGAGGGCCGCGACTTCTCCGACGAGGAGCGCACCCAGGTCACCGACCACATGGCCAAGGCGCAGGAGGCCAAGGCCGGGCTGGAGAAGGCGAAGGCCGACGCGACCGTGCGGCAGGCCATCACCGACCTCGGCGACGAGATCCAGCTCGACGAGAAGTCGGGCGGGGAGCGTCGCACCCCGTCGGGGCTCGTCGTGCCGGACGCGAAGGCGTCGCTGGGTGAGACCTTCGTCAAGTCGGGCGAGTACCAGTCGCTCATGGCCAGCGCTCCGAACGGCGTGTTCGGCAAGGACCACCGGGTACAGTCCCGCCCGGTCGGCTACAAGACCCTCGTCACCGGCGGCAGCGACACCTCCGCGGGCGCGTTCGTGCAGAACGACTACCGCGGGCTGCTCGTCGGTGCGGACGCCTTCCAGCGCCCGCTGCGGCTGAGGGACGTCGTCACGACGCTGACGACCACCTCGGACACGATCGAGTACGTGCGGCAGACGTCGCAGACGAACGCCGCCGCGCCGGTGCCGGAGTCGACGACGACCGCGGACCCGGGCTCGATGACCACCGCGAACGGCGTGAAGCCGGAGAGCGCGATGGCGTGGGCGAAGGTCACGACCCCGGTGCGGACGGTCGCGCACTGGATCCCGCTGACCAAGCGGGCGCTCTCCGACGCGAGCCAGGTGCGTTCCCTGATCGACGCCTTCCTCCGCTACGGCCTGGAGGAGGAGCTGGAGGACCAGATGATCGCCGGTGACGGCACCGGCGAGAACCTGGAGGGCCTGGCGAACGTGTCCGGGGTGCAGGCGCAGGCATACGACTCGAACCTGCTGACGACCACCCGCAAGGCGAAGACGAAGGTCCGCCTGGTCGGGCGCTCGGTGGCGAACGCCTACCTGCTCAACCCGGCCGACCTGGAGGCCATCGACCTCCTGCAGGACAACGAGGCGCGCTACTACTTCGGCGGCCCGTCCGGTGTCGGAACCGCGGGCACCCTGTGGGGACTGCCGGTCGTCGAGACCGAGGCCGTCCCCGCGGGCACCGGCTACGTCGGCGACTTCCGCAAGGCTGTGCTGTGGGACCGCGAGCAGGCCAGCATCACCGTCAGCGACTCGCACGCCAACTTCTTCATCCGCAACATGGTCGCGATCCTCGCGGAGATGCGCGCCGCGTTCGGGATCATC